TGCCGTGTTAGGGTCAAAACTAAAGTCTAGGCCTGCTTCTTTAGGCTTACCCATTAAAGGAGTATCTGTTCTTTCTGCAGGAGAAGCTGTAATTGGGTCAGCTCGAGTATCGCCTCCTGCATTTACAACGTTTAGAGCTTTCTCTTTCATATCATCAGGTACTTCTATGCCTAGCGCTGCTGCAACTCTAGTTGCATCGTCCATCTTTGCGGGAGTACCTGATGAAATTTGTGCGTCTCTTTTTCCGTCAAGTATAGCTCTACGCTCGCTATCAAGATAATTTTTGCCTATATCATTGTTTCGGTATAGTTCTTCTAACTTGGTTATATAATCTCGTCTGGCCCTGATCATATCGCCCTTACCAGATCTATTATATTTACCTGCTTTAAGTTTATCTGCTGGTTTACCGCCATCGTAAAAACCAACAATTCCACCCTGAGCCATCATTGGGGGGCGTGGAGCACCTGCAATACCTGCACCGCCCATAGGAGGGCGAGGAGCACCACCCATAGGAGGACGAGGAGCACCTTGTGGCATAGGAGGACGAGGAGCACCTTGTGGCATAGGAGGACGAGAAGCAACTTGCTGTATACCTTGGGGCCTTTGCTGCTGTTGAGGGCGTTGTTGCTTGCCTTGCTGCTGTTGCCGTTGGTTCATTATACCCGCAGTTTGTGTAGCCATCTCGTTTTGAGTAAGACCAGCTACTTCATTCTCAAGTTGTTCTTTGATGGTAGAAGGGTTATTTTGTTGGGCAAGCATAAGCTCATTTTCTGCAGCCTGCTTTTCTTTCTGCATCTTTTGCAGAGCCATTACACCAATAAGGTCTTTACCCACAGTGCCCTGCATTCCGGGGTTGGAGCGCATCATGTTTTTCTTGTCATCAACCTGTTGGTCAATTGTTCCCATTATCCCATCTAACATCTATAGTCTCCTAAACTTCGCTTGAAATCTGATCTAATTCCGCTTCAGTCGCTTCGTATTCCCCACTACCACTACCCGAACTACTACTCAAATAGTCTTGTACTTCTTCACTAGCCGCAGCGCCCTGCATGAGTTTATCATACTGACTAGGCTCACTGTAAGTAGTAGATTGCGCAGCAAGTGGGAGACCCTGTAGTAAAGATTGTAAGTATTGTACTTGTTTGTAAGGGAACTCTCGTTGCTCCCTAAACTGTGCGTACTCCGCTGCAATTCTTTCTTGCTCAATCGCACGTTGGTCAGCACCAGCTTTACCCTGTGCACCCAGTACATCAAAGCCATACTGATTAGTATTCTGTTGCGCTGCAATACCCCTATCCATAGCTTGAGTGAAGTTAGCCGCTCTTTGCTCTGCAGACATGTCACCAATATTACGGTTTAAGTTGCTAGCAGCTTCGGCACGCAGTAGTGCGTCTCTAGACCCACCAAAAGCACCTGCAGATGTAAGTTGCTGACGTTGTTGTAGCTGGCTAATCTGGTCTTGTCTGCGCATATCAGCCGCAGTTCGATCAATAACTTCTTGGGTGTAGGGGTTCATGTAGGTGTTTAAGTTTTCTTGTGATGGGTCAAATGCGCCCATCTGATTAACTATAGACCCACCACTAGTAGGATCATTTAACGCAGCAATGCCTAAATTAGATTGGTCTTGTAAGTCGCTAGTGCCTGCAGATAAGTCTCCGGTGTAGGCAAACCCTGCTTCATTATAACCTAAGTTACCCAAAGCCTGACCTTGCGCCAACATCCCCGTTACATAATCACCTGCCCAATTGGACAAGCTAGATTCTGTACCTATCTCTTTACCATACATCTCACCACTTGAACCTGTTTCAGGAGTCGATTGGTCATCCGTCTCGCCTTGTTTAGATCCGGGATCACCACCTTCGTTTAGATACTTAATTTTACCACCACCCGCATATTGCGCTAGTCCACCTTGCGCCATCTTAGGCATAAACTGCTGGGGATTAATTTGTTTCCCTTGTTCTGGGTTGCCTGTACGAGCCTGACGTATGCCACTCATCATACTATGTAACTGGTCTGCGCCTGCGTCAGAATTACCATTGCCTAGGTGACTTACTACATCCGCAGGAATAACAAACTCACCATCACTCAAGCGTGCTTCTTGCTTACCATCAATACGAGCAGGTACTTTGTCAGCCATGCCATCAGTCTTACCACCTAAGTAGTAACCTTTATGTGTACCAGCAATACCGCCTTGAGCGTATGAGTATGGGTTTTCAGTATCAGGGTTTTGTTGGGCGAATATACCCTGTGCTTCCGCTTTGTTGGCGGCCCTAGCTTCTGCTTCCGTAGGGGGTTCAGCACGACTAGCATCTGGCTTAGCATATTTCATATCAGTGAAGTAACTCCTACCTTTTGCACCACGCACCGAAGGGTCAGCAACAGTCCTAGTGATTGGCTCTCCCGTCTCCATGTCTTTTCTGCCAGTATCAAGAGCAATACCTTGCTTAGCTGCGGGAGCGGGATTAGCTATTTGTTGTCTAACCCCCACAAGGTCTTCTATCTTACCTTGGTATCCAACTTGAGGTTTAGTGGTTTCCATAGAGTCTGACAGAAAATACCCAAGACCCATATTAAGTAGCTGTTCTCCAGTGTTATCGCCAGAAAACGACCCCATAAAGTCTTCAAGGGGTTTCTTAAAAAAATCTGGTAGTTGACTCATTACTTATTCTCCAAGAATTTTGAGTATTTCATCTGTTTCATCTATAAGACCGCCTTTAGCCTTTTTTCGTGGGGGTGTTAGTATCTCATTCATAAAGTTGTCGCCAAATGGAGAAGCCGCACCGTAAAAATCACCTTGCTGTTGATTAGCAAATATATCTTCTCCCGCTATATCATAAAAGTATCTAATGTCTGCCGGATCTTTTGGGGTAGTAGTAGTTCTAGTACGCCCCGGAGCAGTAAATGCCTGCATAAATTCTTCTGTTTTTTCCGCTTCCCGCTGCTCTCTCAGATCTTCTTGGAAGTCAGCCCTTAACTGCGCATCTCTCTGAGTCTGCGCTTCTATATCCGCCTGCCTTTGCGCCTCAAATTCAGCGGCTTGGTCTATAGCTTCTTGTTCTAATGTAGCAATCTGGTCTTGATCTTGCTGTTGCTGCAAAAACATGCCTGTAGCTGGGTTAAACTGGGCATCTGGAGCAAACCCACTATAATCACCTTCGAGTCCGGCTTCTAAAATCTGTTGGTCACTTACATCAATTACACCATCAGCGTTTACATCATACCGTAACATATCCTCCTGCGCTACTATTTCTGCATCCAACTCAAAGTCAGCAATAACGGTAGCAAAAGCGTCTATATCCTGTTGTGTTACTTCATTAGCAGGTACACCTACAAAGTCCGCTACTTGAGTTATGGTATCTTGTACGTCTTGTACTTGCTCAGTAGTAGCGAGGCTCTCAGTTGCCGCGGCGATTTCACCTATCTTAGTTTCTAAATCTGCTTGTGTAGTACCAAGTTGAGTAAGTATGTCAGATTCAGTAGTACCTAACTCCGTTGCTAGGTCAGTAACAGCTTGTTGAGTGGCTTCATCACGTTCTAAACCAGCAGTTTCATTCTCACCAATCTTCTCTAACAAACTTGTTTCTAGATCAGATACAGCAGTAGATACTTCACCAATATCTTCTTGTAATGCTGTTTCTAGCTCAGATACAGCAGTAGATACTTCACCAATATCTTCCACTAGTTCTGTTTCTATATCCCCTATCTTAGTTTCTAACTCCCCTAAGCCTTGGGTTAATGTATCGTATTGTTCTTTGTTTGTGGCCTCTAGGCCATCTACTAGGGCGTATATACCTGTAGCGTCTTGTCCGTCTTCTGCAGGTTTACCTAAGTTAGTATCTAGGTAGTCTTTTATTTGCTGGTTGTCATACCCTAACAACTCTAAGCTACGTAAGACCCCAGTGCCATCGTTATTAGAAAGCCCTGTTTCCTCGTCAAAAGTACTCTTAGTCCCTAGCTGCTCGAGTACTGCGTCGTCTCCTTGCTCAATAGCCAAGAATATACCCGAAGCGTCTTCGTCACCTTCTGCAGGCTTACCAATAACGTCTACTACATTGGTTTGTATAAAGTTGTTTACGTTGGTCTCTACAAAATTAATTCTGTTCGATAAAGAGTCACTGCCGATTATTTGATTTCTACGCAACTCTTCCACTAATGCTGTAATAGAGTCTGGGTGTTGCTGCAAAAACAGTTGGTATGCCTCTAAAGAAGCTCTGTCAGCCTCAGACAAGGTGTTAGCAAAATTTAGGGCATCGTCATCCCTACCAGCTTTTACCAGCCCTTCAAACTCTATATACATGTCTCTACCCACTGACGCACCTGCGGGTATAGCGGGCATCAATGGCCCTATTACGTCTGTTTTTATCTTATCTACGGTAGCAGCATTAGCCGTGGTGCTTACCTTACTTATCTCCGCATTCAAACTTTGCTGTAGTTGGTACAGCGCAATATCTCTCTCTGTACCTTGTAGTTGTAGCGCATTGTACATATCAGCATGGTACCCAGTAGGAGCACCGCCCTCTGCAAACAAGGGTTTGCCCATCTCATCGAGTAGAACATCACCATCTTCACCGTACTGAAATACAGCAGGCGTTCCCACAGATGCAACTACCTCATCCACTTTGTCTTGCATAGCCCCGTTAAGTGCTGTCTCAAATGCAGCAAGGTCTACGTAGTCGCCAAGTATGTCTTTAACGGCTTGTTCAGCACCAGTGCCTGCCGCGATTGCTTCCTCTACTTTGGCATATACTCCTGTAGCGGGCACCAAAACATCTTTATCATCCACATAACTTGGCGTGCCAAGGTTGGTTGTTAGGTTAGCGAGTGTAGTTTCTAAATTTTCAGGTATATTAGCAGCTAAGTCGTCTAAAGCACTATCCAACGTCGCAATAGTAGCTTCAACATCTGCCACATTTGAAGCTATACCGTATATGCCAGTGCCGGGTTTTACTACCGTATCTACGTTAAGGATACTACCGCTTTCAGATCCATCCAGAGCATCATATAAAAGGTTATAGTCACTTGTTCCTATAAACAGGTCAGGATTTGCGCGTGCCTCGTCATAAGAAGGGGCGTTATTGCTGTATCTCACCCACGCCAGCCGATCGGCGTTATTGATTATCCCGTTGTTATCTAGGTCAAGTAGTGGTAAATAAGGATTGCCGAGATAATCTGTGGTAACGTGTTGTTGGAACCCTGCGGGTAGAGCTATAAGATCTTTAAAGTGCAACCCCATAAACACCGCCTCAGTGGCTAAAACATCGGCGAGGTTAGCATCAATAAGTTTCCCATCAAAGGTTACGCTATCAACTATATTTTCTGGTGGGGAACCTAATATACCCTGTATTTCTGCAATAGCTACGTCCTGTAACACACCCTGCGCAGTCAGCTCACCTAGTAGTCCAGACCCTGTACCTTCTTTTACAGTACCGTCGTCGTTAAGTTCTACAGCCGTACCGATAGCCTCGTCTATATAGGCTACTAATGTAGCAGGGTCATCTTCCCCTAGACCTATTTCTTCTTTTATGTCTGCTATTAACGCAAACACCCCCTCAGCTTCCGCAGCGTCGGGGTCTCCTACAATACTTTTAACCGCATCTTCCGCCAAAGTGCCTATGGTATCAGACTCTATTAGACTATTTACCACTTCCGCCGCAAAAGTAGCTTGGTTATCAGCGTTTAGAAATGCGGTTTCTACCGCCGCAACTACCTGCGCATTCAATACGTTTTGTAAGGATGGATCCGCCGACAGAGCATCTATTATTTCTTCTTTTGTAGGTGGCACTGGCGCGTCCATCAACGTTTGTATGTTTTCTTTAAGTTGGTCAAACTCTTCATTAGTCATAAGTGATCCGCCTAATGTCTGTACAACGTCTGTAGGTACATGTTCTATAGTTCCCGCGTCTACGTCACGCCTGTAGTTGTCAAACAGTTCTCGTTCATATCTAGGTAAATTAAGTATATACGCATTGGCATCGTCATAAGTAACCGCAGCATCTCCATCGTAATTAAAACTATCTGATAGAGGCACTAACCCATCTGCCATGTTCCGTACATGTTGTACTACATCAAAATGCTCTTCCGAAGTATACCCCGTTTTATTAGGTAAATCTTCATCGCCAAACGTACTAGCCCAATAATACGCCAAGTCATCATCTAAGTTAGAATCGTCAGCAATTGGAGTTGTGGTTATTATTTGCCCTGTATCAGCATCTATAGTAAGGGTAGAAGCAACTTGGTCTACAAAATCTTGGGTTGGAGTTAGTCCCATGCTCTCATAAGACTCTATTACTTCAGAAGAAGTCAAAATATAACTGTCGTCCGTGGCGTTTAGTAGCTCCATGTTCATAGGAATAACAGTAGCTAGTCCAACAGCAGCTATTAACTCACTAACCTTAGACACATCTCCCGACTCAACAGCTTGATATAATTCATAATCGGTATTAACTAGCACCCTACCTAGAGGGTCGTTTATTTGGCTAGCAACCTGCGCTTGTGGGGTTGAGTACCCTAGTGGGGCTATAATCGCCGTAGTACCTGCACCTGCTATACTACCCACAGTCAGACCTACGCCTACCTGAGCGGCAGCTGGGCGGTCAGTAAACCCTAAGTTATAGTATGCGTTCTCGGCATACCCCACAGTAAGACCTTCTTGTATACCCTCGGCGAGACCTTCTTTACCTATTACTGATAGGTAGTCACCAACAGTATTGCGAATTAAATTTGTATCTTCCGCTACTAACTCTAGTGTATCTAGTCCAACGTCACCAAAGAATTTTTTAGATAGTAACTTATCTAAGCCGCCCTCAAATGGTAAGGTAAAAAGTACCGTAGCCATAGCAAAAGTACCTGCATTTACAGAGGTGTCAAAAGCTATTTGGTTATACCCTTGCTCTAAACCTTCTCGGTACGTTTGTACCGCGTCCTCGCCCTGATCTGCTATGTATTGCGGGGGATTTACATACTCGTCTTTAGTAAATAACAAAGACATAGTAGTGTCGTATACTTCCTCTACATTCTGTGCGTATTCCATTGCTATATCTTGCGCCACGTTAGCAGTATAGACACCTGTACCTATCTGAACGGAGGTCATTTCTGCAAGTATATTATCCGCCTGCCGCTTAGCTACTTCTTTAGTCACAAAACCCAAACTCCCAGAGGTAGCTATTTGGATAGCAGTCTCTCCAAGCTCTTGTATTATAATTTCGTTCCAAAAAGCCCTTGGAGTAGCCGCTATAGAACCGAATACTGCTACAACACCTTCACCAAAAGTCTCGGCCTCATCCCAACGAGCATACATCTCATCTACTTCTTTTGTGTATGCCTCGGGTACGAACCCTCTGGCTGCACCCTCTAGCATGTTTAACGTACGGTTAAGTTCATTGTCCCTTAATGGAGAATAATCTATTTGCGCCATAAGTTCTTCAGTAACCTTAGCGCCTAGTTCTTTAGCTTCGTCGGTATCCATACCCTGCTGTATGGCGTTGAACATGGCTTTTTCGCCTTCCTTCCTAGCCCTACCTTCTTGTCCCGCCACACCAAAAGTTTGGTATATTGTGTTGTAAGCCCCTACTACGCTCTCTCCAACATTTATGACGTTGTAAGCAGTCATTAACTGTCGGTCGGCTGTTTCGTAAGCGCCTCTAGTTTCTTCTAACTCTAATTCCTGTTCAGGGTTTAGTGGGCCTTCAAAAGATTCTAGCTCTTCTACTTTAGCTAAGTATTCTTGGCGTGTTACCGCTATGTCTCGCATATAGTCTCTAGAAACCCTTACTATCCAAGGTAACTCTGAGTCTGGCGTGCCAAATACAGTATCTGAGTAGTCAGGTATTTCAAAAGTCTCGCCTGTTTCTTCTTGTACCTTTGCTACCAAGTTAACCGCGGCGGCGTTGTCTTCAATCTCACCCAAGGTTTGTACATAGAATATAGGGTCTTCTGCGGCCATCTGAGAAAGTGTTTTTCCCGGGACAGTGTCAACAACTTCCTGTAAACCTGTTAGGGCGTTATACTTAATCGTCTCGGTAGCGGCATCCCACGTATAATCTCCGTCTTCGTTCAACGAAACAAATAATTGCCCATCAATAAGGTCAGTGAGGTATTGGCTATACGCTGCTGGATCAACGGGAGCGCCAGTCTTAATATCTATAGGGGCGTATGCATTAGTAAACTGGTTAGCACGCTGCTCCAACGCAAAGTTTTCTACGTCTCCCAAATTTGTAAAGTTTAGAGGTGCGCCTTCTGCGGTAATGTAAGACTGGTTGTACGCCTGCAATATGACATTATCAAACTCAGTCCCTGCCTTAAATCCATCGCGGTAGGTGGAGTCATCCCGCATAGTTTCTAACATTTGTAGGGGGGTAACGCCTTCGACACCGGCAAAGGTACTCACTTCGTTTAGTATTGCCTCCCGTATACTAGCTCGGCTGTTGGGCGCTAGGTAGGAAAAATTAATTCCCGAGTCTGCAACCACCTCATCCACAAACGCGTTAGTGGCCATGCTTATTCTGGCATTATATTCTTCAACTGTGGTAGGCACACTGCCTACGTACCCTTCAGAAAGATAATGCCTAGCAGCATCAGCTAACGTAGCGTCTGCTCCTAACCCATTGACCTGCGCATATTGTGGCCAGTTCGTAACAAAATCTTCATTCAATTCAGCAGATACCGCAACGTACATGTTAGAAAATTCTAGTTGTAATTTAGGGTCGGTGTCTCGAGAGTATTGTTCTAGATCTTCTACGGCTTGCGTGTACACGGAGACTGCCCGATCGTATTCACCTTCTATATCAGCTAAGGTACCTTTCTTATCATTTAAATCCGATTGTAACTCAGGCAAAACATTTATAAAGTCTGCTGCGTACTGCTCATATCGGGCGATGTCAACAGCGCTAGCGTCGGCGGATATAGCTATTTCGTATAACCGGCTTAATTCTGTTTGTCGGGTGTTTATATCCCCGGTTATAAGGCCTATTTCTCCTATAACCACACGCATGTCTTCATCTTTACCGTTTGCTATTGCCGCGGCTTCTTCAACACGTCTTCGTTCCCCAGAAATATTATCTTGGAATTGACTTATTTCTCGGGTTAATCCCTCAATGCCCCCAGCATCTGCCGCATATTTAAGGGCATTCGCCGTTGATGTAGCAATGGTTTGTATAAACGTGTCACCGACACTCCCACCGGCAAGACCCATGTTTATGGATGCACGCATGGCGGTAGTCAATACTCCCGGGCCAATAGCGGTTAATACGTCTTTTGTCTTGCCTTCACTTGTTTCTATTAGCTCGTTTACTGTTTCTGCGGTTATAAGCTCTTTAGTAAATGCTGTATTTAGGCCTTGGGACTCTATCTCCCCATTAACAATGAGCTGGGCCACACTATTCTCTACAGCCTTCTTAGAGGCATCCGGTAGGTTAGCAAACGAAAGTTTAGACTTTTCTTCTAGGCCCTCGACAATAGCGGTTATTTGATTCTCTATTCCCTCGGGAAGTCCGTCGGGGAACAAATCCACTACTCCCTCTACGGCTAACTCTATGCGATTGCCCGCACCTTTTACCAGCTCTACTAACGGCGCTACAACTACATCATCAACAACATCTAGCCCTTTCTCCGCTAAAGCTAATATAGGATCTACAGTATCTTCCACATCGTCTAATATTTCTCCTAATCCTCTTATGAAATCTTCTGGCACTAGATCAAGCACCGCATCAAGAGCACCGCCCAACTGACTTTCGTTGAATAAATCACCTACCGCCGAAATAGCAGGGCCTAAATCAGATAAAAAGTTATCAACTACTAGTTTTACTTCGCCCACTAGGTCGTTATCAGACATGTATTCCGCAAAAAACTCTACTCCGCCTTCTTGTAACGCCTCAGTAAACGTTTTGCCGTCCATGCGAGCAGTCAATAACTTGGTAAACCCTTTTTGCACAGGTTCGCTCATGTTAGTGTAAAAAGAAGGATCTACTCCTAGGTTCTCGAACCCTTTACTTAGGTAGTCTGGGCCAAACGCGGTAAAAATTGCCGTGCCAATATCCTCCCCACCCGCCGCGTTTATAAGAACTACCGTTTGTTTTGCCGTTAACCCTGCTATACCTATACCATTAATAGTAGTTGTATATGCGGCGGCGTAAGCAGCGTCGCCCACACCAGCGAGAGCCTGCCCATCAAGATTACCCGCTGAAGCAATGGCTTCGTCTCTAGCGGCTTCACCTGCAACCTCAGCTTCGGCTTTAGTACCGCCCGGTTGTAGCTTACCACCTACTTTTAAACCCGCGGTTACAATATTTATCCAGTCACCTGTTTTTAATGTCTCGCCATCAAGGGCTCGTATTCCCTGAAGTACTAAATAAGTTGCAGGGCTTATTATGGCTAAAGCAGTGCTAAAAAGTTGACCTATAGGGCTAGACCAACCAGTTACTTCTTCTACAAACGGAGGTTGCGCAACGTACATCATAGTGTACGAACCTATTGGTGCCATACCATTAGATATATCTATCCACACCCCACCATCAGGAGAGTTTTCTGCATACGAGTCTGCGGGATAACCACCCTGCGAAGTATCCCAAGCTGATGCTGAGTAAAGGCCCTGCCCGCCTGCATCATAGGCCCCTACCATCCTATTGGCCCGTATCGACCTGTCTTCCCCCATCTCTGCCCAAGTCTTAGTTATAAAATCATTAGGGTTAGGTGCTTCAGCCGCAGCCGCTAGAGCTTGAGCTTCTGTTTTTCCTTCTTTTATTGCTTTTTGGTACGCTCGGTAAGGAGCATCCATATCTATATATTCAAATTGAGAGCCCAGCGGGGTCATATATGGAGCCCCGCCAAACAATTCAAGATCACCGGGTGGTTGTAGGGCTGGGTCTCTCTCTTTTGGTGCTGAAGAAGGTAGTTTCATATATAGCCGAGAAGTATCTCTCCACAACTCACCGCTATCTTCCCCTCCCGGCCATAACCTCGCTTGGTTTTCTTCTGGCACTTCCATGTACATCGGGGGTTCAAACCTAGCTACTACCGAAGAGTTGTATGCGCGTATCCACCGTGCATCATAAAACAACGCATCTTGCATGATTGTGGGGTACCCGTCAGCAGTCCCAAAAGTGGTGGGGGGCACAAAGTCCATACCGGTATAAGACGTTTGTAGGTTACTCCACGCATTATACCCATCACCCATATAGGGGGCAGAACGCTCTATAGCGTATTTAAGCTGCCTATCCATCTCCAGATTAACCGCGTTAGATGTAATCTCTTGATACTCGGGTTGGTCGTCTCGTTCTTCAACGTACCATACATCCTGCATACCTATAATAGAGTTAGATCTTTTTAACTCGTTCAGTAATGTGCCTGTACCTACGGATACGTCTTCTCCTTGCTCGGCAACCGAAGCGTTAAATCCTACCTCCGCAAGTTTATTAGTCTCTGATATAATGCTAAGCGCACCAAAATCTAGATACTCTCCCGAATGATAGCTCGTTAGCGCATCCGATAACTCTTTTGCAGATTTTTTCTCGGCATCTGTGCCTTTAAACCCGTCACTCCATGCCTTAATACTCTCTGGGTCAACTCTCTCTAGCCCCCCCTCTGCTATTATTTTTGCATCCCCTATAGTAGCTATTAAGTCGTCTAATACATTTGGGGTGGGGTTATATACGTCTCGGTCGTAAAACATATCTTGCAAGAGTGGGTCTAGGCTAGCAAGCCATGTGTTAGCAGCATACGCATTATCTACACCAAAAGCGGGCGTTCTTATCATAAAATAAGCGTCTACTATATCCTGTACATCGGGTATCTCGTCTGCCCCACGTATTAGCCCTGCCGTAGGGTCTTCAGCACGTACCGGAACCCCGTTCTCTTCCGCAATATAGTTGTATTTAGTCTCAAACCCCTCTAAAAGGCTTATAGCACTGCCGTCGGGGTTTTCGCCTGTCTGTATGTCGAAGGTTATAGCTTGTCCGGCATTAGTAGCGCCGGCTTCCCATAAAACCCCCTGAGAATGATCTTTCACATACTGGTCGGCGGCTATCCTACGTCGGTCTGCAGTCGATAGGTAATCTACGTCAGGATGCATGGTCATAGATACAGCAGTACCTGCGGCCTTGGCATCAAGGAATCTTTGCTCTTTGTCGTAATATGCTCCCGGCACGTTTCTTACTATCTCTACTATCTCAGAAGGGTCTTGTCTCTCCGCGGCTTCCTTACTAGAGTAGTAAACTAATACATCGTCTTGTGGGAATAGTGGGTTGTATACCCCACCTAAACCCATTGATGCCACGCCGCCGGACATGTTAAAGTCATAAAGTTTGGGCATCTGCGCCGCCCTAGTCATAACGTTATATTCACCGTTAAAAATTATAGGCATGGCACCTGCCATAAGCATACTTTGATTTCTGGGGTCAAATAAACTGTAGTCGTTTTCGTTACTCCCAAACCAAAAATCGTAAACGTTAGCTATGCTTATAGGTTCTGTTACTTCGTTTCCTTTGGAGTCTGTATAAGTGTATTCTTGAGCATCCCATATATACCCATAGTCGCCAAAAGCCCCACTCATATTGGAAAAGGGTTGAGTTCCTACAGATAATTCACCCATATCCACCAACCTAGAATCACCAGACGTGGAACCACCAAACAGGGGAGATCTAGGGTCTCGAACGGTTTTAGCCCCACCCATTATGCGTTTCCACCCTTCGTACAACTCGTCAGCTGTGAGCGGTCGCTCATACCCTTGGTACAGTATGGCATTAGTGCCAGTTGATAGTCCTTGCCCGTTTTCAAATTGGGCTATGCTATCTATGCCCAATATTTCTTTTAATTCGTCTGTATTTTGATGGTTGTACGTTTCATCATCTTTGTGCAAATAGAAACGTTCCGAGTATTCTTTTTCTCTTTTTTCAACTTCCTCTTGCGCAGCCCCCATAGCGTGCAATGTGCCATTAACAACAGGCTCCGCTCCTCTAGGGACAGGAGTTTCAGCCACAGGGTCAGCTTCCGTTTTATTGGGGTCGTAGGGGAACGCATCAATGTTATCCGCAACCCCGTCCTTATCAAAGTCGGGGGCTTCGGTTTTAGTTTCGTCTTCGGGGTAGAAGTCGGTGTTGTCACCGGTACCGTCATTGTCAGTATCAGTAGTCTCAGAATCATCGTTCGGGAACGCATCTGCATTGTCACCAGTTCCGTCATTGTCACTATCAACAGTTTCTGATGCGTCGTTCGGGAATGCATCAGCATTGTCACCTACACCATCGTTGTCGGAATCAACAGTTTCAGAGGCATCGTTCGGGAAATCGTCATCTACATCAAATACCCCGTCACCGTCAGAGTCTACGCGGTCTGGGTCAGCTACGTTAACATCAGGATCTTGTTCATTGTCACCTAGCCTATCTCCGTCACCGTCTGCCCATTCTGTAGATAAATAAGGGAATGCATCCTCTACGTTGGGTACTCCATCATTGTCCAAATCATTGTTTGGAGCATCCCATCTTAGGTTTAATGCTTGGCCGAGGGTAATGTCGGACGTGTAGTCCATACTGTTACCAAATAGTACTTCGTCCCACTCGCTCTCAGATAGCAAGGTATCTACGTTCCAATCCTCATTGCCGTTAGCCTGCATATCCTGATAGTCAATTTCAGCTACCATCTCGTACCAGTCGGCAATTCCGTCTTTGTCGGTATCATAGGTAAATAAGTTTTGGGGGTCGTAGTCTTCAGGAGTTACAAACGCCTCGCCAAGATCCTGCGAAGCATTAAAACCTTTACCCTCAAAATAACCTGTTTGCCTCCAGTATTTTTCTAGGAAATACCTTTCGTAGGCTAGGTCAGATTTTATGTCTGAGTTGTAGGGGGCAGGATCCACCCAATTTGGCGCGCCGTCCCCATCTTCATCCTCATACGCATATGCAGGGTCGGTGCGTATGTCTACTATCTCAGGTTCTGGCTCAGGTTCTGGTTCAGGCTCTGGTTCAGGCTCTGGTTCAGGTTCTGGCTCGGCTGTTGGGTCTATTGCGCCATAGTTACCTTGGTCATCTTTAGGGATTTGTTGTAGAACATTTAGAGCGTTATCGAGGTTAGCAGCTATTTCTTGTGCTGTGGCGTAAAGTTCGCCAAATTGCGTGCTACCGTCCTCGTTTAATCCTAAAACTGGAGAGGCAATAGCTCCTTCTACTGCAGCATCAACTTTTAAGCCAAAACCGGATCTAAGAAAAATCAAGCCGTCAGTTAGAGCGTCTAAATCCCCACTATTATCAAGGTCAAATGCTTTGAATAATTCTGATTCTGGGTGCGATTTAATCCAGTCAAGGTATTCTTGCACTTCTTCAGCCGTGCGAGTAGCGTCATCGGCCAGAGCCCCTTTTGTTACCTGATCACCCTCCAAACCAAATAAATAACGAAGTACCAGCAACCCGTCAGTAAGGGCATCTACTACGCCGTTCTGATCTATATCTAAAGGAGAATAGGTGCCGTCCTCGCGGGTTCTAACATCTATACCATCTTGCGTGTCGTATTGTTTTTCGGCCATTGGTAGCCCTATGCTGGGTCAAGAAATGCGAATTTATTATATATTCTGTTTCCGTCTTCGTCGTCTTCCCCAACATACTGCTGCATAAATAGAGTATCTATGTCAGTTCTTCCAGATAACGAAGTTTGAAGCGCAGCCGCAGCAGTGTTCGCTGCAGGCATATCATCTTCAAGTGTAGAGTCTACTACATCTACAGGCTCATTATCCACTAATTTCGTATACCCTATTTGTATCATACTGTGTTCTCCACGTACCCGCTAATACCGGTTATAACAGCGTTTATGTTGGTTGTACTAGATACATGGTCAAACTGTATTCTAACCTCGGTAGCTGTAGTTGATCTACCAAAAGTAAACACTAGAGGAAGTTCTATAGTCTGATATGCGGTAGTAGATCCTATTGTTAGGTAGTTGTTGTTAAAACCTAAATCGTTTACAAAGGTACCTGAGCCAGCAAAATTCACAGTGCTATAAAACACTTCTACGCCATTATACACTGTGGTAGCATCAGGATACTTTGATGTTCTAAACACTGTCCTGTCATTCACGCTATCGTAATAAACTCCTGCAAAAGAGCCAGCGTTAGCCCCCGTAGTATTAGTGCTGAAACCCCCTCGGTTAGTAGCAAATATAGGGGTCTTATCTCCCGATACGTAATAAAAAGCATTATAGCTAGCGGGCGAGGATAAAAAAGTCGCTGTACCTAAAGAAGTCCCAACATTAGTTTTTGATTTTATAGCCACCGGCATTTTCCATTGGTGGTTTTCTTTTACTGAACTAGAACTACTATTATAGAACCTAACCCGTACTGTAGCGTTTAGCGATTGTGTAGCCTCATTACCCCCCGGAGGTGCTGGGATGTCCGGCTCATATATTGTAACTGGAGACGTGGTGGTTATAGTTGACGAAGTAGAAGTAGTGCTAAAAGTATGTTTACTACTAAACGGCCCAGTTATTTTTGCAGAAGTTACAGCATCATCAGCTATCTTTTCTGTGGTTACTGCGTTAGGCTGTATAGACGTTGCGTTTACCGCAGCCGTGCCTATCTTACCAAACGTTACGGCCGCACTAGCCAGTTTAGCACTAGTAACCGCCAGATCATCTATCCTTGCTGTAACTACAGCACCGTCTGCAATCGTTAAGGCTGTAGCTCCTGTAACTTCCCCTGTGTGTGTAGCATTAGTTACTTTAGCGGTGTTAGCTGTAATAGCAGAATTTATCGAATCTGCAAGTTTTGCGTCTGTTACAGCATCGTCGGCAATTTGTGCTGTAGCTATAGTCCCACTTAGACTAGATGTAGGGTAGTTAGTAGCATCACTTAAATCGAATGCAGGGGTAGCATCTGTGCCCCCAAGAGACAGTTGAACACCACCATAAGAGACAGTGGAATTAGATAGTTTTGCATTTTCTATACTCCCAGCTAGTTGCGCATTCGTAATGGTACCTACAAGGCTAGATGTAGGGTATCCAGTGGCATCTGACAGATTAAACGCAGGAGTAGCATCAGACTCACCTAGTGCTAACGTAACACCACCAAAAGACACTGTAGAGTTTTCTAATTTACTATTGGGTATAGAACCATCAATGATGTCATCAGTGTCAAACTGTAATCCTCTAGATATGGCCTCATCTACATTAGAAAAGTAAAACCTAAGTATAGCATTGTAGCTTGCTTGCCACCCCACGTTGTATTCTTGTGGCGGGTTAGGTAGCGTAGGTATAGTAAAAATCTTCTGGGTATTGCGTATCTTAGTAGCCATTAACGACCCCTTCTACCATCCGGACGCATGTTCAACCTAGGAGTACCTAACTGCCATTTAGTGCCTAAAGCATTAGATCGTACCTTAATTGCCATCTGCCGACCCCTAACTCTAACATCTAGCTGATCTGTATACTCATCTACCGTATCTACCGCTAGCACAACTTGCCCCTCATTTACACCGCCTTCTGAAGCAGGGATGTTATCTGCAGCGCCGGGCTCGCTACTAGCCAATAAAGACATTTCAACGGAAGGACTGCCAGCACTAGACCCCACAAAAGAAAGGTCAGGAACAACTTTATCTATAAAAGTAAAACTAGTACCCGACTCTATGCCAAATTGACCCGAAGTTATAAACGAGTCTATGGCTTCTAGCGTAGCACCTTGTCCGTTGTCGTTACCGTTTTCATGCTCTACTAAATTATAAGTGTCAGTAGCAGCTAGTGGGAAGTCGTTAATAGGTGAATCATACCAAGCACTGCGACCCATACTGCCTACATACCAAATATCTTCTAGGTAGTTATATACTACATACTTGTTTGGCGCTACGCGCTGAGAATCGCAGTAAAACCACCATATCTCGTGGTACTCTTCTAGGGTGCCAGCAAATGTCTGCTCATATTGTCCCCTGTCTAAGTCATCAAATACATATTTCCTAACATCACAACGTAAGGGTTGTACTGTCCCATCGTACTTGTAGAACTTTTCTTTGCCCATCCAATACGTTACTCCGTTGGCGTACGCAGCGGCCTTCGATGACGCTACTGACAGATTCGACCCAACCAACGTAGAACCCCATACCACTGGAGCACCAACATATTGCAGCGAGTACAGCGCAGCATCGGTGAAAACCAATATTTCTTGTCGTGACTGTATAGCGGTCACTATTTCTGTACCTTGCGATAACTGCAAATCTCCTGCTTGATTAGTTGAACGGGGTCGCCAGTCATAAGCGTTTTCTTGATCTGACCAACGTAGTAGTAATGGATTTTGTTCTTCTGTGGCATCTCCAAACGCATTACACCCAAAAGCAAATACAAATCTGCTAGCATCAGATACTAATAGACTATCTTGCACTACTGGCACTTCGGCAGAGAGTTCATACTGCACAGTTACAGAAGCTCCACCACCAGAAGTTGTAGAACTTGCAGGCTCCGCACCAGCTATAGGTTCTGTAGTAAATGTATTACTCGCAGAGTCTACCGTAGCTATTTTGTGTCTAGCATTAATTACCGTGCCTGTAATCGCAGCTACGGTGGTAGCCCCAGCTATGGTAACGTATTGCCCAACCATATAGTTAAACTCTAACGTAGGGTCGAACACGGTTATTGACTTTGAGTCTTTAGTTACTGATATAGGATCACTATCAAACACAAACGTTAACGTGGTGCCATCGCCTAACGGATTAGCGCTTAGGTTAACTACCGCATTGTTAGCCGTTTTAGACAGAACCGTTGTACCGGCAGCAATCTTACCTGCCGTGGTACATGTAACCACAGCGCCATCCCTGATTTTTGGTGTTACATTAGTGTCTAAAGACGTTATGCCGGGGATAATTGCGGCTATATTACCTGTAGATGTTTGTGACAGCGCAATTGTTCCATTATGAAGTACATTCTTTAGTGGTATTGCTCTTGTTCCTGTGCCCGCACTTGTATCCCAGTAGTACATCTCACCACCACGAGGCCCAATAATTAAGTCTTCTCCGTAGTTAGCTTGACTCCACACACGTAGAGACTCTGCTCCACCATTACCACCATTAAAAGGATTAGCGTTCCAAGGAGAAGAACTCCAACCATCTACTGGTATCTGAAAGTCCGGCCCTACGTTTACTTGGTATGCTAGGGTAAAAGTACCGCCACCAACTGCCGTACTAGAATTTGAGCTAGTTGCAACCGTAAATACTTTAGTCCCATCAAAAGTTAACGTTCCATCTGTTACACTCCCCCCAGTTGTGGAAGCACTTAGTTCAAATGAAGTAGAAGAATTTATAGACGCTACATACGCACCTGCGGGTATTCCC